ATACGGATACAGGAAACTGTATTTTTGGTCTTCAAGGTGTCAGTTGTACTGAAGGCGACACAGCCGATGTAGTTTTTGGAACAGCTCAAGAAGTCACAGACGCTGGAATCGGAACTATAGAAGATGTACAAATGACTGCCGTGAGTAGTGCAATGACAATTGCAGGATCTCCAGCTGATGATGATTATACATTTTTTCAACTTTACAGAGATGCAGCTGATGGAAGTGACACCTTTACAGGTGATGCACGAGTAATGGGAATTAAATTATTTTATACTACAGACGCGGCTAACGACGCATAGAAAGGAATATAGAATATGTCTTTTGGATATCAAGTTTTAGGATTTGGATCTGGTGGTGCCAGAGCCGTACTAGAATTGACTGCAGATTATTTAATAATATCCGGTGGCGGCGGAGGCGGAGGAAACCTTAGTTCTGGCGGCGGCGGCGGTGCCGGAGGATTACGTTGGACGTATAGCAATCCTGCTGCTGCATCAGTAGTATTCACAGATGAAGTAAGTCCTGTTACCGTAACGATCGGTGCAGGTGGAGCAGGAGCATGTAAATGCGGTTCTCCTCCATCAGCGACTAGTGGAACCAATGGTAGTGACACAACAATAACAACCGTTAATACTGGTCCAGGTACTCCCGAAACTTTATCGGCCTTAGGAGGCGGAAAAGGTGGCGGAAATGGATGTCACGTGTGTGGAGGTGGTACTCCAGGCGGTTCAGGTGGCGGAACAAATCACTTAGCAGATTATGGAGGAACAGGAAATGTTCCCGCAATTCCAGCAGCACAGGGAGGCCCTCAAGGCTTTGGTGGCGGAACATCTGCTGGCCCAATAGATTATGCTGCAGGCGGCGGTGGCGGTGCCTCAGCTGTTGGTGTAAATAGTCGACCTCATCCTCACCAAGGTGGAGACACTGGTGGTGGAGCTGGAGGCGCTGGACGAGCTGTAACAATTTATCCTGGATTTCCATTAGGAACTACTTACGCTGGCGGCGGCGGTGGAGGCGGCGGTGGAGGACCTTCAGGCCCTGGCGGAACCGGCGGCGGTGGACCAGCAGGTACTACTGGAACACCTGGCACAGCCAATCTTGGCGGTGGTGGCGGTGGTAATTCATATAATGAGGGCGCTTGGTTTGGTGGCAATGGAGGAAAAGGATTAGCTATTATAAGATTTCCAACAGCAAGTAAACCCGGAACATTCGGAGTCGGTGGAGGCGGTGCTACAACAACATGTGGCAGTGATACGATCGCTTACTTTACAGATACAGGAACGATGACTTTATAATCATGGCTTATTTTGCAAAGATTGAAAAACAAGCTGATCCCTTTGATAATTCTAATGATAATTATTGGATAGTTAAGACTATTGTAGCTATATCGAATAATACTCCTCTTTCCGTTGGTAAATTAGGAGATCATAATGGACATGTTGAAGGCGAAGACTATTGCCGTAAATTATTGAAAACAGGAAAATGGAAACAAACTTCATATAATACAAGAAGAGGCGTTCATTACCAACAAGATGGGACTGTTTCTGAAGATCAGTCATTAGCTTTCCGTGAAAACTTTGCAGGCATAGGAAAAGTTTATAATCCTACAAAGGATATTTTTCTAGATCCTCAACCTTTTCAGTCCTGGTATTTGAGTAATCAAAATGTCTGGACGCCACCTGTTGTATACCCTACGGTTACAACTTATATTGCCGATGATGGTTTAAGTACTGAAAGACTTTATAGAATTCGTTGGAATGAAGCTGGCCAAAAATGGACAGCTGTGAAAACTGATCCCCCACAAGATTTTGAAACTTCTCTTGATCGAACAGAACCAAAAGGCGTTGACTGGAAAGTTGAAACTTCTCTTGATCAAATAGAAGGAACAGATAATAATCCTCAAGGAACAGTTGACTGGAATCCGTCTACTTTAGCTTGGGATCCTGTTTAAAATTTGATACTATCTTCCCATGTCTCATACATGGGCTCACAAAAAAAATAAACTTTCTTTATCAATTCCAGGAGCGATGGCTTTACTTCGCAAGATATGATAGAAAGAGAAAAATAAAGAAAAAAGATATGCGTATTATTAAAGGAGTTGAGTATGAACTATTAGTGGAAGCGGTTAAGAGTTCTTATAAAGAAGAAACTAATGGGTATGTTCTTACCTGTGAAATAGGGGTTCATGAAGGACATGGATCTCAAATCATGTTAGAGGAAGGTCGAAAAAAATTTCAAAATTTTCATCATCTTGGAATTGATCCTTACGGAAACGTACAATTAGGTGTTAGTAATAAAGTTAAATGGAATTTAAAAAAAGATTTAATTAATTATCTAGAGTTTCATCTCATGGAGATGACAGATACAGAGTATATGGATAAATATCGTAATGGCTTTATTATTTATGATGAAAAACCACAGCTATTAAATCGATATACTTGTGTTCATTTTGATGGGCCACAAAGAACGACCGATGTTTTAAGAGAAGTTATGTTTTTCTGTCATCGTGCCCATATAGGAACAACCTTTTGTTTTAATGATTATAAAAGATATAAAATGGATATAATAGTTAATCTTTGCTCTGTTTATGGTTTTAGAGTCTTGAAGAAAGGAAGTCGTCGCTATATTATGAGAAAAGAATACGGAGTGACGACATGAATCTACCAGAACTACAAGAAGCACTAACTAATAATAGAATTGATTTACATAAAATTAATGTAGTTCAACGACTCATTATTCGTAGACTTCAAAACAAAGAACTCTTGAAACCTGTTCAGTTCCCAAGGGCGCCAGTCGCAGACCTTCATCGTAATAAGATTAAAATGTATACCGATTTAGGTTTTCTTTTTGGTCATTTATTCTATAATCAATACGTAGTTCTAAATACTGATGTATGGGAGTATAAAAATTTCGCAGGAAAAAACGAGTATTGGAAAAATACTATTAATACTTTTTTAAATCCTTACTTAGAAGATAGCTCTTCTATTGATAACTTAATTAATAAATCATTTCCCCATGAATCTTAAATATTATTATTGGTACTTTAATAAAATTATTCCAGAGCGTATTTGTGATGAAATATTAAAGTTAGGTCTATCCCGTGCTACAACAATTGCAACTACCGGAAATATTAATGTAGAAAGTTTGAAGGGAGTTTCAAAAGAAGCGAAAGCTCAATTAAAACTATTAAAAAAGAAAAGACATTCTCATATAGTTTGGTTGGAAGAGAGATGGATATGGGATTTAATTCAACCTTGTGTACGTATGGCTAATAAAAATGCTGGCTGGAATTTTGAATGGGATTGGACAGAGGCGTGCCAGTTTACTAAATATCGTAAAGGTCAATATTATGGATGGCATTGTGATTCTTGGGACACCCCCTACGATACTCCAGGCTCTCCTAAACATGGCAAAATAAGAAAGTTAAGTACTATTTTAATGCTCTCCGATAAAAAGGACTATGCAGGAGGAGAATTAGAAATGAATCCTCGACAAGAGGATCCTGAGGAGAAAGAGGAAGTTAAGAAGGGTGTCTTACAAGTGACAGAACTTCAAGGAAAAGGAAGCATTGTTGTTTTTCCCTCCTTCGTCTGGCATCGGGTTACCCCTGTTACAAAAGGACTCAGGTATAGCGTGCCGGCATGGCATCTAGGAAAACCATGGACATAATATGATAACGCAGAGCGTTTTTCCTGACCCTGTTTATATTTCTAAACTAGACCGAGCACTCACTAAAAAAGAATTAAAGACGATTAATAAATATAAAAAGGACACTTATAAAAATGAAGGCAATATAACTTCTAATGATACCTATGTTTTGGAAAATAAAACATTAAAGAATCTTAAAGAAGATATACATGTCTGTATCCTTGATTATTTTGACAAGGTTATTTGCACCACTAACTCTATTACTCCCTACATTACACAATCTTGGCTCAACTATACGGAGCCTAATCAGTATCATCATAATCATTATCATTCTAATTCTTATGCTTCAGGAGTTTTCTATATTGATGCTGACAAAGAGGTTGATAGGTTATGGTTTTATAAAAGGGACCATTTAGTACTTGAACTAAGCGTAACGAAACATAATATGTTTAACTCCCTCAGTTGGAAATTTCCAGTTGGAACAGGAGATGTGTTTATTTTTCCCTCTCATTTAATGCATGGAGTGGAGAAGAAACAGGGAACTAATACCCGTGTCAGTCTTTCTTTTAATGTCTTTTTCAAAGGAGAAATTGGACTTAGAAGCGATCTAACAGCGTTAACTATATGAATATTTTTTATCTTGAACCAAGATTTCTAGAGCCTAGCGTTTATAAAGAAATAGAAGCCAAGCTTCCTAAATTTGAATATAGAGCTACCTATCAACCCGCAGGAGATTTTTATGGTAATCGATTTCAAGCTTTTCCTTGTTATGAATATGACATCACAGAATATGATGATATGCTTATTCCTAGACTGGAAGCCATTTTAAATAAACATATTGAGAGAAGAAGTTTTAGTTGTCTAATTAGAAAATCAATTACGGAAGAAATTAAAAAATCAAAAGTTAATACTCCCTATGCCATTGTTCATCGCGACGATAGGCAACTTGCTGCGGTTCTTTATTTTAATCAAACCTCTGATGGAGGAACAGTCTTTTTTGAAAACGACGGAGATAAATATCCTGATATTAGTTTTGGAGCTTATCCTAATCGATGCTTGATATATAATGCTCAACGGAACCATGCTATCGCCACGGATTTCACATACGATGTTCGTTATATTTTAAGCATGTTTTTTAATTTAGAAAAATAATGGCTCTTGGTAATCCTTTATATTGGTGGGAATCACTTTACAATCCTCAGGAAGTAAAAAAAATTAATGCTCAATTAAAAAAGGATCTTATACCTACTAAAGCTCAGCAAGGTGCAGACGGAGTAGTTAAGACTTCTCAAGTTAAAGGCGTCTTATGGAAAAAGGCTAAACCTTATTTAAATAAATTTTATGAATCATCAATTTTTATAAACAACCGTGCTTTTGGATTTCGTTTATTTCCCTTAACGGAAGAAGAACATCTTATCTATAATGTTTATTCTTCGGGAAGTGAATATGGCTTTCATCAAGACGGTACTGAACAGGGAGCCAGTGACATTAAACTAACAGCTCTTCTCAATCTTTCTGATTCTTCGTATGAAGGAGGAGGCTTAGAGCTTCAAGTAAATACAACGGTTAAAGTTCCAGAGCTTAGTGTGCCTGGCAACCTAGTTATTTTCCCTTCTTTTATTTTGCATCGTATTACGCCTGTGACTAAAGGAACACGAAAATCTATAGCTATGCTTTTATTTGGACCTAGATTTAAATGATTCCGAAGATACATCATATTTTATCTGCCGCTGAGTGTGAACAAATTATCACTATTTTTGAGGAGTCTAAGATAACACAGACATATCGTGATACCCAGATTCTTCCCTATAAAAATGATAAGATTTTAAAGGATCTTTATAAGAATTTTAATATAGAAGTTTTATTAAAACCAGATGCTATGCAGATTGTTAAATGGCCCACAGAGTCTAAGATGGATCCCCATATTGATCCTAATGATAAATATGCAGTAGTTATTTACTTAAATGATAATTTTGAAGGAGGCGCTACCATTATCAATAATAGTATGGTAAAACCTAGAAAAGGATACGGGGTTTTGTTTAAAGGCGGTAAATTAAAACACTCTGTTACAAAAATAACAAAAGGAGTAAGATATACAGTAGCAATTTGGTACGTCTGATATGAAAATTAAAAAGATTGTAATCGTAGGAGGGGGAACAGCAGGCTATATGACCGCCGCTACTTTATTAAGTGAGTTCCCTGAAAAAGAAATTACTTTAATCGAACCCGCAAACATTCCTAATATAGGAGTAGGAGAAAGCACAGTGGCTGGTGGCCAAGGGGGATTTAGTGGCATTCTACACTGGCTAAGAATGGTAAATATTAAAGATGAAGAATTTATGCCTCATACCGATGCTCTTTACAAACATAGTATCGCATTTGAAAATTGGTATCGAAAAGATTCAGGACGCTTTCATTATCCTTTCGGTCAGCCTTATCTAGAAGGAAGTGAACTCGCTCTTAAAGACTGGCATATTAAAAAATTAAAACACCCTGAGACACCTACCAGTGATTATGCTGATTGTATGTATCCTGCCATGGCATTAATCAATCAAAATAAATCTATGTTTACTGATACTTTTAGTAGTGCTCATGGACGAGCACCATTAGAAGAAGACCCTTATCTTCATGAGGTGCAACTTCTTTCTGATTACTCTTATCAATTTGATGCCACTAAATTTGGCAACTGGTTGAGAGATAAATATTGTAAGACAAGATATCCTGATCGCTTCACTCATTTTGTAGCATCGGTGGAAACTGTTCGTCTACGAATGGATGGAACGGGCGGAGTTGATCGTTTATTTTTAGAAGGGGGCCAACAAATCTATGCGGATCTGTTTATTGATTGTACAGGTTTTAGAGCACTTTTAATAAACAGTAAAATGCACGTACCTTTTATTCCTTATGACCATATTCTTCCTAACAATAAAGCATGGGCTACTCGAATTCCTTACACCGATCCTAATAAACAAATTGTAAACTATACCAACTGCACCGCTATTGAAAATGGCTGGGTGTGGGAAATTCCTCTATGGTCTCGACTTGGAGCAGGCTATGTATTTTCAGATAAATTTATTTCTTCAGAAGATGCTTTACAACAATTTAAACGCACCCTTATTAAAAAAGGATATCAAAAAGTTGAAGACCTAGAATATAACCTCATTCCAATGAAGTGTGGCATTCAATCAAAACTCTGGGTGAAAAATGTATGCGCTATTGGATTATCAGCAGCGTTTATTGAACCTTTACAGTCTAATGGCTTACAAAGTATGCACGAATTTTTATTTAATTTAACTCGAATCTTAGAACGAGGACATATCAGTCAATGGGATCGAGATGAGTTCACAGCTAAATGTCATGCAGATTTTGATCGCTTTGTAATGGGCGTTTCATTACCTTATGCACTTTCACATCGAGATGATACTGACTATTGGCAAGCTCTTCAAAAGAAAGACTGGTCTTCTTTACTCTCTTACACAAAGGGACAGCTCTCTGGACTTTTACAAGAACCTTTTTTAAAAAGACATACCGACTTTAACTATGGCGAGTCTAATAATCTTACCAATTGTATGGCAGTAGGCCTCAATTGGAATCCTCTTGATTCTCATACTCTCAAGTATAAATTGGCTCTTTCAAGTTTAAAAACAGTGAAGTCGCGTAAAGATAAGTTAGACGAAAGAAAAAGAAGATGGAATAAAGAAATAAAGAATTTTCCAACTCCTTACGAATATATAGGTAAAAAATTCCATGCATAAACACGACTATTTTTCAACTCCTGTGTGGACTGAGCATAAACCAGAATTTTTAAAATCATTAAACAAAGATAGCAATGAATATATTAAAGCTGCTCGGGAAAAAGATAAACAAAGCATTAAAGAAAACAAGGATTTTGGAATGTCTCATCACTCGACTCCTTTAGTTAATGATACACATTTTGCGGGGCTAAGAAACTATATTGGAAAAAAAGCAGTGGAGTTTCTAGATTGGCAAGGATTTGATACGACGAAATATACTACCATGATTTCTGAGATGTGGGTTCAAGAATTTTCTAAAAAGGGGGGAGGCCATCATTCGGCTCATCAGCATTGGAATCAACATGTTTCAGGATTTTATTTTTTAAAATGCTCTAACAAAACTTCTTTTCCTATCTTTCATGACCCTCGATCTGGTGCAACAATGACAAAACTACACCAAAAACAAACGGAGGTTGTTACCTATGCAAGTGAACTTGTGCATTTTAAGGTTACCCCTGGAACATTGATTATCTTTCCAGGTTACATGGAACATGAATACGCAGTAGATCATGGTATAGAACCTTTTAGATTTATTCATTGGAATATTCAGGCTATACCAAAGGAGATGGCTAGAAATGTCGTTTAAAAAAAATAAATATAAAGTAGTTAAACAAATTATACCCAAACACTTGACTGAGTTTATCTTTCATTACTTTCAAAATAAAAGAAGGGTGGCTAAAATATTGTTTGACTCACGCTATATCTCTCCTTTCACCACTTATTGGGGTGAATGGGATGACGAACAAGTTCCTAAAACTTATTCACATTATGCCGATGGTGTCTTTGAAACTTTATTAGAAGGACTGCACGAGCGTGTAGAAAAAGAAACAGAGTATAAACTTTATCCTTCTTATTCTTATGCACGTATTTATAAAACAGGAGATACTCTCAAGCGACACAGGGACAGAGATGAGTGTGAAATTTCTGCTACACTCCATATTGGAGGAGATGCTAAATGGCCTATTTATCTTTCCGAAAAATCTAATCAACCAGGAATAAAAGTGGAGTTAGCTCCAGGGGATATGCTACTTTATAAAGCATGTGAGCTAGAGCACTGGAGAGAACCTTTTCAAGGTAAGACTTATTGTCAGGGTTTTCTACATTATACAGATGTTACTTACAAAAATGCTGAAAAACTTAAATTTGATGGTCGAGTATGTGTGGGTCTTCCTGTTTCGTTTAAAGGGAAGAAGATGTAATCAGTTGATCTCCTCAAAAATATAGTATAATTTGTTTTAAAACGGATTTTCTATGCTACATAAAATCAGGCTAATACCAGGATTAGACAAACAATCTTCAGATACAGGGGCCGAAGGAAAATGGGTTAATGCAGATTATACCCGGTTTCGTTATGGCTTCCCTGAAAAAGTGGGGGGTTGGGAACAACTGGTTGACAAGAACTTGATTGGTGCAGGGCGTGACCAGCATACCTGGGTCGATCTAGCAGGTAACAAGTACGC